AGAAAGAGTTCGATCTCGAAAGACTTCTTAAAGGTGGTAATCCCTTTAAAGAAGAAGAATAATCCCCATTCATAGAGGGCCTAACAGCCCTCTTTTTTATATGACTACAATAAAAGCTATACCAACAAAGTATGCAGGACATACTTTTAAATCAAGGCTAGAGGCTAGAGTAGCTGTATTTTTTGACCAGTTACATTTATCCTGGGAATATGAACCAGAGGGGTATGATTTACCGATAAATGGGTGGTATCTACCAGACTTTTTACTTAAGAAGGATGACAAACTAAAATACGATATATGGGTTGAATGTAAAGGTAAAAAACCAACTATTGAAGAAGATAACAAGTTAAATGAATTAGCTTGTACTACAGGAATATTAGGAGGATTTTTTATTTCTACAGAAACACTTAGATCGAATTTTAATACTTTACATGATGAGTCAGTTTGTGGTTACGATCTTAGGGGATTTGGCTGTGATCTAGAACACTATTTTAAACTAAGATACCCTTTACCTTACTATTTTCCTTTTAGTGAATGGTATAGCATTAGAAAACAATTAACTCCTGATGATGAATCTTTCATACCTAACTGGATTAGAGATAGGTTTTTACATGAAAATTGTTCATCTTGGGAAAAACATTTTCAACCTTTAACAGATAGGGAAAAGAAAGAACTTGAGGATAAAAGAGGTATAGAAGTAGTCAAATACATAGAAAGTAATCTTTATATAAGAAGAGGATTTTATATGTATCATGTACCTCACGCTTTAGATCACTTTGGTAGATATGAAGCAGACCCTACTAATGTAGATTTATTTAAAAAAGCTATACAAACATCCTTGTCTTATGACTTTTAGTAAATCTATTGACTATTAACCACTTTACGATATATTAATTATGGGAACGTGTATTTATTATCCATTCATGGGAACGCTAGACAAACAAAATGCCCTAGCATCACTCAGAACATGGAATCTTATTCAAGATAATAGTGGACCGTACAGAGTCTACCGCGATGAAAAGAACAATATATATCACTCAGTAACACATATCCTAAAAGAAACCGCACCCCAACATACAAAAGATGCCCTTGAAAATTGGCTTAAAAAATCCGATTCTATTGTGGAGCGTGACATTGCTTGCGAAAGAGGTAAGCTCGCACACAGTCATGCAGAATTTATTCTCAAACTTGCAGCAAAATTTGCAAGGCAGAACTCGAACAAAAGAGGTCTATGGAGGACTGGATCGGATGGATTGGAACGCTGTCCGAAAAAAGTCACTCAATGGGGTCTACAAAAAGCAGTTGAATCCGCACCGCGTGTTAGCTGGAGTGCGTCAGGCTACGCCAGAGGTTTACGATCATTCATACTGGATCGTGTAACGGCCATTCATGCCGTAGAATTTTCGGTCTATAAACCAGGATACGGATTTGCTGGTACAGCAGATGCCCTATTAGATATAGATGGAGACGGGCCATTCATAGTGGATTGGAAAACAGCTAAAGAAGTTAGGTCAGATGACATGATCGAACAATTCTGTCATCAACTTGGAGCGTACAGTCTAGGACTCCAACATCTCACAGGCATAAAACCAAAATACGGAGCAGTTGTGGTAGCTCGTAGAAGCGGCAAACCCCAAATAAAAATCCTCAACAATTTAGAATTGCGAGGATCAGAAAGTATATTTTTAGATAGAGTGGATCGCTACCACAAAAACCTTAAGCAGTTAGCTGTTGTCTAATTCAACATAGGAATCTTCTTCAATACTGAGATCAATACCTTCTTCGTAATCTTCCCAGTCTTGAAGTACTCTTCTTGCTATATTGTACAGATAAGCAGTGTAATCACGTTTACATTTACTTGTATCAACTTCAAAGTTAATACATAACTTACCCGTTATTTTTGGATCGTTAGTCATGGTACAAGTCCTCAATTCTTTTTTGAATACGTTTTGAATGTTCTACATAATCAGATATATGTGAGGTATAGATTTCCTCTACAGGATCTATGAATCCGTCATCTATGTGATTTAATACAACATTTTCAGATAGTGGATCGCCTGTCGGACAAATTTCTTCATCTTCAGTATCCACTGTAACTAACAGAGTAACTAGAACTTTTTTAATCATAATCTGTCTCCATAGGATAGTGTGTTTCATCTTCTTCTGTCATATCTAAAGCTAAATTCCAACCTACTGAATCTTCTTCAGGAAAATCCAATAATTCTAAATTAGATTTAAATAGTTCATTATTTGGATCGGGATATATACCCGCATCTTCCAAATCTTGGATAGCTTTATCTTCCATAAAACTATCAAGTGCTGATTGATGATTTTGCATAAATGAGTCAGTCATAAAATTTCCTTTCAGATTCAATTTTAGCTTTGACTTCCATTTCCCATATTCCAGGGAATATATTGTGGTTCGACATAGCTTCTAAAAAAATTTCAGCAACTTGCTCTCTCTGTTCAAAAGTAAGCAAATCGAATAGATCAATAGTTTTCATACTTTTTTAAACCTCGTAAGTAATTTTGAATATAATTCGATACCCTTGAAATAACCTACAGAATCACCATCAGCTAGTAAACTTTCAGCTTCATCTAATACGCTATCCAGTATAGTATCTTTTGTATCTTTAATCTTTTTATCTGGATCGGGTTTAGCCTGTTCCCATTTATATAGATTAAAGGAATCTTTGTAATATCTATATGCCGTTGATCTAGGAATCTCAAAATCATTGTGCAATATATCACATATATCCAATCGAGTTAATTTTTCTTTTGGATCTTTTTTGGATTCGTTATCTACCAGACATTTATAGATAAAGTTCTCAGCTTCTTCTTTAGTCATCTTCAAAAGTTGCATACTTGTTGAATAGATGCTCAAAAGCATTAAAAAGGATAGTCTGATTATCTGGATCGGCTTGTGAATAGCAAAATGCAAGAGACTGCACGAAACTACCTCCAAACCTATCCATATTTTCTAAGGCTTTATAAATTAAATGTTTATTCACTAGAAAACTCCTCGAAACTAGCATCATTAAAAGCACTAAATTCACAAAAAAGTTTTAATCTGTAAACTACCTGTTCCATAGTGAAGCCACGTTCAATAGTGTCATCACCAAAAGCGAGATCAGAAACTTCACCAATAAAATAATGAATTTTAACTGGATCGTTCCACGCACTATCTAACGGAAATTCAGGGTGTTTTTGTTTATATTCCATATCTCTCCGTTAGCTCGTCTACATCTTCTGTAGATAGTTGTTGCTTACATATTGTGATTAATATGTTGCAAGCCTTATGGACATAGTAATGTCCTTCAATCGGAAAAAGTTCTTTCAACTTAGTCATCATCCCGACTAAGATTTTAATTTCATTCATAGTGAGGGTTAAAAATCTCTCACTACTGGTATCCAGTGGATCGACAGCCATAATAATTGTGGTTAATGGACATTACAATATTACATGAATCGCCTTTAATATGCAATATCGTAAATTCTCATTCATAATTCTCAGTGATAATTCTCAGAATTTGACATTCATTACTGACTAGGTTATTTATGGATTGTCCTAATTTTTTCATTCATCATGGCCTCTAACATTCATAAATTTTTTAGTCAAAAAGATTATAAACTTAGTATTCAAGATACTTTTTTCATATTAATCTGTTTACAAAAAATAGCTAATAATGTTAATAATCAATTTTCGGATAATCTCTGTTATCGTGCAGATAAATTAATAGATAAAATTTTAATTAATATTGAATTAGAAAAATAACTTGCTATCTCATATTTATTACTGTATTATTTTTAATGTAATCTAATTTTTACAAAACCCATGAAAAATTACAACTCAAATAAAATTGATTCTCTTGTTTCATTTACTGAAACAGATTTAAGAGTGGATAACCACTATAGAGGTGAAAATTTCACTAGATCAAATCTAGGTTATCAACGTGATGGTAACGAAACTAAAATCTCTGTACCATTTAACAGAAATGATGATTTAAAGACAATTTTATTTAAAACAAATGTTTTAAACGATCCCGAACTTAAACCAACATTTACAAAAGTAAATGACATTTCCTATGAATGTCCTAATACTAAAGCAGTTTTTTCAAATAGATTAGGTAAGGTTTTATCTACAGTATCTAACACATATGAGTTAGTTAAACATGATGTTATTTATGACGCTATCGAACCAAACTTAAATTTTCTAGAAGTTGAGCATGTTATACCTATGAATAACACTGCACGAGTATTCATTATATGTGCTATCAAAAATAGTGATATGGAAGTGTCTAGCGGTGACGCTATCCGCAGACGTATGATTTTTGTTAACTCAATGGATGGTAGTTACTCATTCAAAGTGATACAGAGTGACGTGCGGTTGTGGTGTTTCAATCAGATGGGATCTATACAAAACAGTAAAAATAAGATGGTATTCAAGCACTCTACTGGGGTGAATAAATATTTAGAAAATCTTCCAGAATTTCTAAAATATCAACGTCAGGATCTAGCAAATTCTATTGAAGAATTTAAAGCAATGAGAAATACACCCTGTTCATCTGATATGCTTAAAAATTTATTTTTACATAGCTTCCAAGATAAATTAATCGGTCAGATAACAGATAAAGATACTAAAGAAAAAAGAAACAAAGAATTTAAGGATATTAATAAAGAATGGATCGCAGTCAAAAACAACTTTAGGGTAGAGGGCGAATCTAATCTTTTCAATGCATTCAACGCTATAACCGAATACGAGACTCATTCAGAGTCATCAAGAGTTGATAGCACTGAGTCAGCTAGAATACGCTTTGAATCGCTCATAAGGGGAAGATGTGCAGATAGGATTCAAAAGGCCAGAAGAGAATGTTTAAGACTAACTACAGTTTAAAACATTAATAAAAAGTAAATTTATTAATCCTGATGCTAAAAACGTCAGGATTTTTTTTATCAGGTAATGAGACTCAAATAAGACCAAGTGAGAATCCAATAATTTAATAGAGCTAAAGGTATAAATACACGTTTAAAAAAATATAGTTATATCAATAAATTTATTTGATTTATTACTTGTTAGATACTACAATACAGGATGTAATAACCACCTTTATTATTATGAAAACTTTTAAACAACTTGAAATTTCTTTTAAAGAGAATGTAAAAAATCTTTATTGGCATCCTTACGAATTAAGGCATCAATTTAGAAATTATTATTCACTCAATTTTAAATCTTATAATCGTTTAGGCTTAATCATTCAGAATAATGGATTAAGTTTATCTAATGAAAGAGTTTTGGAAAATTCAAAATATTACCATAAATTGCATAAAATTTTAGATTTAATTGCTTTACATATTCCTATGAATTTAAAAATGGGAACTTTAAACCCTAGTAGAATAACTTCTTATAATAATGCCACTCTTAAAGAAGTTTATAAGACTAGGGAAAATTTTAGAAATGTTTTAAATAATTGGATTAGATAATGAAAATACTTAAATCAAATAGCACTTTTTTATTAGTGCAAACCTTAACCGATCAAATTCTATTAATTGTTAATGGAACGATCTCTCAACCAGTTTTAAAAATTTGGCATATTTCAAATAAGAAAAATGCTTTAAATTATTTTCATTCAATTACACATTAAAAAATTCATTCAATTAATTATTATGGCCACCGCTCAAACCTATCGCAGACAATTCAAAAAAACTTTTGAAATAGTTGATAAAGTCGCATCTGAATATTATGAATTATTAGATCAGGAAAAAATCGGCGAAGATGACAATTTTATTTGCACTTATTCAGATCTAGAAAAATATGATTCTAGCGATTTTAAATGGTTAGAAAAAAAGGACAAAGAAATTGAAAATAATAATGCAACTATAGAAATGTATGAAAAATTTATTGAAAATTTAAAAAGGGAAAATGAATTAATAGAAAGACATACTCGAAATATGAAAGAAACAATAAAAAATGGAAATGGAATTGATAAAGATTATTGCAAATATTTATTGGAATGTGAAAAGGAAAGAGACAAGTAGAAAAAATTAGATCAGGAACTAAAAATTTTAGCTAGATTCTTAATTGAGTCTAGCTTTTTTATTATGTAAGAATTGAATGATTTTAAACTTGTTAATGTAGTATTGCATAGGTAAGTTTTTAAAATTATAGGATTCTTAACTCTTTAAATTTCTTAGTCATACTAATTGTTTATGTGTCTTATTTTGTGAGATTGTAGAGAAAAAATAAGGATTTTTATGTTTTTTTAGTGGTTATTATTGTATTAAATTAGATTTGTTATATGGTGTAAAAAATGTTAAAATGGAAGGGTAAACCAACCTAATTTACATCATGGGCAAAACTACTGAAACATTTTCAACAACAAAAGGACACAGCAAAGTCTGGAAATCTGAAAGGCAATGTTTAGAAGAGCGAATCCAACAAGAAGAAAAAATGCTCCAGACCTATTTATTAATTTTTAGATTCCTTAAGAAAATAGATGGATTAAAGCTGGGAGATAAAGGAAGAGAAAAAGCCTACCAGATAGGAAACAAAATGGGATTAAATTTTTACTTTCGTGGATATTCTGATAACTACGAATCCATGAATTATATCTACACACAGAAAAGAACCCACAGGGTTTGGAATTATGTTTTCGAACCTGTACCCGATCTAGCTATAAATATTGGAAGAGCTAGAAAGGCAGTAAAAATTGATTATCAGGAAATTTGTAAACAAGAATTTTATAGATCAGTTACAGTTTTTAGAAAATCAATTAGTGCAATGCGAGCAGCATTGAAAACTAATAAACCTGAAATAATAGACAATATGGAAACACAAGTCAAAGAGCTTCAGGAACAAATTGACAAGAACAAAGCAAGCATTAGAGGAAACTAATATGAGACAGCCAACCAACTATATTAACTCAGGAAATCAATTTGCAGACACTTTAGTCAAAAATTGGATTGCAAATTTACCCGACTGTTTCACTGTAAACTTTGCGAAAGACTGCAGCAGACATGGAAACCCCAACCAGTATAAAATCATCATCACAAAAAATTAACTTCTTTCCCGTATCACTTCTCAAAATGATCCAATCCAACCCCAACCGCATAAAAATTTATAGGTTAGCCACCAACCGATCAAACCGCATCAGGATTAATGCTATGGTTTTTGTTATCTCGCTTGCTTCCATTCTGTGGGCATGCTATCTCACAGACAAAGGTTATAAATCCTGTATGCAATCGGGCAAGTATTCCACAATCGAATGTGAGAAGCTGCACTTAGGTTAAAGAGCTTCAAACTTTTATACTACCTCCCACAAATTAGGGAGGTTTTTTATTGCTAATTTTTATTTTTCTATCTCACACAGGCATACGGGGACACATTGCAAAATTTTTTAAAATTTTTATACTACCCCTGAACCTGCTGAGAAATCAAAGCATAAGCGATAAATGTACTACAATATAATAATACTACAATATTACTTTAGTGTCAACTGTTTTTCTTAGGTTCTACCGAAATTGATAGCTGTGGAGTGTTTAAATTGATGTTCTCTACACTCTCCCCTACTACTTTACCAAGAGAATCTAGTATCTGAGCAGCCGTCTGTAACTGACCCTTTCTCACAGCCTGTTCAAAAAGCCTCATTCTCATTCCCTGGAGCCGTGAGATCATCTTATCTCTATCCTTTTCCCAATCTTCATCGTTCCATTCTTTTACCTTTCTCCAATCGCTCCATGCAGTCTCGACACCAATCTGTTCCCTGGAAGCGTGTTCCAGTACAAGTTGTCTTGTAGTTTTACCTGTAAGTTGCCTTGAGTATAGTTTTTGCCTTCTAGCTTCTATCACTGCATCAGGTTGTCTCTTTCCACATACTCTCCCATCTTTACGAGCTCGCTCAGATGTAAATTGACCATTTGAATTACGAAGAACAGAATCAGCCACGGACTAAATTTGTTGTTAATACTTGAATAATAACCCTAAAAACATGGTTTAGTCGAGAAAATCACGGAAATCCGTCAATATTTAAGCTATTCTTTACTACATGAGTACAAAAACAGCCGAAAATCTCTCCCTCCGATGGGCACAGGGGGAGGTGTTCAACGCAAAACAAAGATTTAGGGTACTGGTCGCTGGTAGAAGATTCGGAAAATCCTATTTATCCTGTATTGAACTACTAAAAGCAGCAATAGACCGCCCAGGCGAAACATATTTCTACTGTGCCCCAACATATCGCATGGCAAAAGACATTGCATGGAAAGAAATAAAGAAACTAATCCCACGAGAATGGATACAGTCCAAAAACGAAACCGACCTCAAAATAGAACTAATTAATGGATCGCTAATCGAACTCAAAGGTACAGAAAACGCAACAACCCTGCGTGGTCGAAGTCTAGCTGGAGTAGTACTTGACGAGGCAGCCTTCATGGATTCCGATGTCTGGTTTCAAGTAATCAGACCAGCCCTCGCAGATAAACAAGGTTGGGCTCTTTTCATATCCACACCAGACGGCACAGCCTCATGGTTCTACGATCTATGGTGCTACGTTCCAGAAGATAAAACAGGTGATTGGAAACGCTGGAGCTTCACAACAATAGACGGGGGTAATGTTCCAAAAGAAGAAGTTGAAGCAGCTAGGGCTCAGTTAGATAACAGAACTTTCAAACAGGAGTTCGAGGCAAGTTTTGAGAATCTCACGGGTCTTGTTGCAGTCTCATTTTCAGATTCCAACATTTCTACCGAAGCGGAGGACATATCCATCGCCCCACTCTTATTAGGAGTCGATTTTAACGTAGATCCACTTTGCGGTATATGTGCAGTCCGCTACCGAGACATCCTTTACGTCTTTGACGAAATAATTTTGAAGGGCGGTGCAACAACCTGGGATTTTGCCGAAGAAGTTACAAATCGTTACGGAGTAGATAGAAGAATCATCGCTTGTCCCGACCCAACAGGTGCAGCCCGAAAAACATCAGGAGTCGGTTCAACAGACCACACTATCTTACGAAGAAGCGGATTTACTGTGTCATCTCCCAAAGCCCCTTGGAAAGTCCGTGACAAAGTAACGGCAATAAATACTGCACTATATGACGCAATGGGAGAACGCAGAACTCTGATCCACCCACGCTGCAAAGAACTTATAAAATCCCTCCGCACCCTGACTTATGCTCCAAACACAGGTATGCCAAACAAAAACCTTGGAGTTGACCACGCATTTGACGCTTTCGGCTACCTTTGCCTCCAACAATTTAACCTTGCCAAGCCAGAGACATTAGGGCAAACTTCGTTTAGAATATACTAAGAACTACCTAATTCTTACTATGTACCACTCAACTACAAAGAAAAAGAAGAAGAAAAAGAAGGGAGGCAAGAAGCGTAGTGAATGTTCCTGTAAATAAAGCGTTATACTC